CTCTGCTACTTTTGCCGCATTTTCGACGTTTTTCTTACGTTCGGCATTACGTTGTTGTTGTTGTAATGCCATTAGTTCTTTTTGGGCCTCGCGGCCCTTTTCGATTATATCGGTTAGATCACCCTGTAGCGATGAAACATCGCCGTAATAGGGTTGATTGGGATTAGGTGGCAAGCCACCAGTACGCGCGAAACGCGCGATTATGTTGTTGACGTCCGTATCATTCCCGTGGGAATCGTCCGTCTGTTTTTTCTGGCCTTCCAGGTTAGCGTATACGCGATTGCGTTCAAATGAGGGTACGTATTTCATTGTTCAGTCCTTTTTTTAGGGCTCATATCAAATTTATATTGGTCAGGTAGAAATTTGTTAGTCGCGTCTTTTGAGTAATCTATGGATTCTTGCATGAATTTATACATGCGTGTTTGTTTGAATTCTGTGAATTCGTTGCTCAGGAAATTGATTATTCCCTGCGCGGTTTCTTTTGAGGCTTGTTTGATGAAATGGCCGAAATTGGATAATTTATTTTCGGACATTAATTGATCGTAGATCTGTTCCCATCCTTTGGCGGAGCCTTCCATATATTTCTCTAGTGCTCCGATCATAGGTGACATGGCCTCCCAGATTCTACTTTGTTGTATCTTTATCTTTAAATTCTGATCTAGAATTTTGTTTTCTTTGAGCAGTTTATCACCGACTTTTGCTAGATTGTCGGTCTCTGCTTGTGTTTTTTTGGCTTGTATAGCTGAGCTAACAACGCCTGCGCCCATCTGTGCGCCTTGAGCCATTGATGCACCGTAATCCGGTGCTGGAATTCCGGCTCCGCCTGGTGTCGATGCCGGAGACCCGATGGCTAGTATTCTGTTTAGGCCAGCGGCTTCGAGATCATCCGCTGCCCTTTGATATGCAGTAGAGGACATTCTTTCTTGGAATGCCATCTGTTCCCGCGATATGGCTTTATTTGCCTTCGCGGTAGTTTTTCCTCCTAATAGGCCGGCGCCTGCCCCAATGGCGGCGCCGCCTATGACTGCTGCGGGTAAGCCCATTAGAAATGGTCTACCAGTCCGGGCACCGCGTAAACGGGCATTGGCCGGGTTGCCTTGATATCGTGCCAGCAGTCGACGAGGAAGTGCGGCTCATCAGGGACCGCGATTATCCGATCGATTGGGGCATCTTCCGATACGAAGTTGATATCGAGTAGCGGCAGTTCGTCATAGTCTTGAGCTAAGTGCCATACGTCCAGTGATGCCGAGTTATTGGACCGGAATAGTCCGGTTATCCGACCTGGCTGATAGCGATATTCCGCATAGCGTTCTTGATAGCCCCAGATACCTTCGTTGTTTCCTTGAGTATCGTCGGGCTGGAAGTATAGCTCCTGATTCAGGATTGCCTGTTCCCCCAAATGGGAGAGGCTAGGCCAGTAGTGGTCATACCTTGTTTTCCGGGTCCACATACGGTCGATGCCGTTTTGATACGTCAGGTCCTGTCGGGTGGACAATAGTCCGAATATGAAGCCGTGTTCCGTGAACGAGTGTTCAAATCCAGCTTTAACCAAGCCTGTCCCTACGGCTGATAAGTTGCCTTGGGGTGCTGTTTCGCCTTCGATCGCTACTGTTGACGCAATCGGATTAATCATGATGCGGCTGGATCCGCCGCCAAGATATTCAGGCCTTTGCAACCTGAAATCGGGTGATTGTACGTTGAAGTGACTGAGAATGATCTCAATGTAGCGTGTACCGCCTCTAGCGTCACGTTCTAGCAGTTTTTGAATCTGGAAGGCCGTTCTAATATCGTTGATTGTTGCTGCTGTGGCTGTCGTCAGATCGGCATGTAGACTGGGGTCGCCCCAGAAGAAGCCTTCATTGACATTACCACCGCCGGAGAAGTTGACGATATTTGCTTCTCCTGATTGCAACGTCAGTGTATTTGGTGGATACGTGTTTGTTTGAAAGGTCGGTATGGTATCTCCGCCTTCGGGTGTATCTCCGGGCACTACTGGTGCCCAGGTTCCCAATGGTAGGAATACCGGGTCGCCTTTTTGTGGCCAAGGCAGAGCGCGGGTGAAGTAATCCGCGCGCTTGTGTCGCCTTTTAGGTGCGAATAATCCGCCGGTTACGGGGTCCGGTACGTCCGGTCCGTCATCCATTGGAATTGGAAACTCCGGGTACAAGTTCTGGTTCCTGTACCACTCGTTCCAGATCAGGTCATAGGCCCTAAAGGGCAGCGCATTGACTGATATTGTTGTGTCGCCGGGGATGTCTACCAAGGGTAGTCCGAAGTAGTCATACAGTGTGTTTTCGGCTTCGGGTAAATCGATTCGTGCATTATGTTGAGGCATTGTGACCATAGACGGGTCATCTGTCGGGTTTTTGCGTTCTCCCATGAAGAACGCCCAGTTATCCCACACTAGCCGGTTGGGTACAAAGAAGTAGTGCATATCGGCTGTCACTGAATCGAATACCGGTTTTAACGGTGTGGCTAGCCGCATGAATATGGTGGATTTAACCTTAAACGTGTCTCCGGGAAGGATTTCTTGCAGCAATGTCGGGATGATTATCCCTTCGTCGCAAGTGCCCTTCCACGGGTGAGACATGTCGAATGTAGAGCGATCTACATCGGCTGTGGGTAAATCTGAGAATTTTTCTTGAGTCGCTACCGCTTGGGGTTGATTGACGTATTTTTCAGGCATTTTGACTTTCCTTTGTTAATTTGATTTTTAAATATTCTTCGTAGGGATTTTTTCCCTGTTTACGCAGATTGTTTAGTTTCCTTTCCATTCTGCGATGGTTCCGGCGCATCTGTTTCATTGTCAATAGCGTTTTTTGGTTCACCATTGTACTCCTGATATGTTTTTACAGTGATTAGTGGTGTTGCCGGTATGGTTGTCTCTTTTCCGTCTAATACGGCTACTAGCAGGATAAAGTCCTCATCGGAAGGTCTTTCGCCTTCCTGTCGCGCTTTTAGTATTTCGTTTACTGCGTTCCAAGAGCCTACAAACGGCTCGGAACGTTGTCCCGTTTCGTGGTTTACGAATTGGAACATGAATTTTTTTTCGTTTTTTTGCTCTTTGATTGGTTTAGCTTTCAGCTTTTCAGTGGAGTTCATATGCTTGATTTCCGTTGTTTCTCTAAAGATTTTAAGTTGAGTTTTTTTGATCTTAGTTGTTTGTCTGTATAGGTTATTGCATTTTCTCTCCTGTTTTCTTTAATGTGATTGAATTCTGGCTGATCTTCGAGCCATTTTAGATATACCTCTGGTATGGGAAATTCCTGTCCATTTAATACCACCTGCTCTAATCGGCGCAAGTTATCCTTATGTTGTGATACCCAGGTAGCGCCCAATGGTGGATTCCGGGACATGATGCTAAAAGTGTCCTTGTCTGCGATCTTCTTGTTAACGTATCCGGCAACATACATTGCTGTGCCCAATGTGAATTCGGAGATTGCGACTGTTCCCTGTTTCCATATTCTAGAGAGTATCTCATTTCCGTACAACTGGCCGTTGATATCATAAGCACCGCCGAGGAAATCCTCGCCAAATAGTATTGCATGATAGTGTGGCCGCCTTGTTTGTTCGCCGTACTCTCCTGTTAGGAAGTAACGTATTGGTTTTCCGCTGTGATGCCGCAGTCTCTTAATGAATTTCTGCGGGTCCTCGCGGTTTATTTTCTCCGGGGCATTTGCATAGGTTAGTGTTACAAAACAGTTCCTGTCGTGCATTTGTGATTCGTGGGCCATTCTAATCGCCCAGTCTCTCGCACGTTTTGCTGTGCAACCTTCGCATTTTCCGCACCCTATATAGTAATCGGGTGTTTCCTTTCTCATGCTAAACCGGAGGGGATTTTTTCCGTTCTCATTTGCCAGCGCAGTTTGCCACGCTGGCTTTGAGTGTAAGCAAGCCATAAAAAGACCCCCGCAAGCATAACGGGGGTTAGAGAATTATGCCGCCGCGGGACATCCGCTTAGGGGCATTTTTCTTGTGAGGCATTGCAGTTCGCTTGAATTTCCGGCCTGGTTTCCCGGCTCGCATTCTACGCATTTTCTTACTCCTATCGTCGTTTTTGTTGATTTTGACAGCTTTTTGGTTTCGCTGTCAGTATTCAGGAAAGCATCAAGGAGCTTTCCATAAAGCTAAAAATATCATGGATTTTTAGTGTTGCATAGCCCCAATGTTTAGGGGCATTAAAAAAGGGCCATATTGGCCCTTTTGGTGGTTTTGCGCCTGAAGGCGCTGGCTAGATATGTCGCCTTTGGCGACATGGGGTTGATAGGGTGGTGATGGGGGTCATGACTCCCCATCACCTGCGGCAGTAGCTGGCGGGGTAGGAGTCTCCATTTCTGCTACTTTTGCCGCATTTTCGACGTTTTTCTTACGTTCGGCATTACGTTGTTGTTGTTGTAATGCCATTAGTTCTTTTTGGGCCTCGCGGCCCTTTTCGATTATATCGGTTAGATCACCCTGTAGCGATGAAACATCGCCGTAATAGGGTTGATTTGGATTAGGTGGCAAGCCACCAGTACGCGCGAAACGCGCGATTATGTTGTTGACGTCCGTATCATTCCCGTGGGAATCGTCCGTCTGTTTTTTCTGGCCTTCCAGGTTAGCGTATACGCGATTGCG